AATATCTGCTTTTAACTGTTGCCTTTTATCTATTATATCTTGTGCATAATTAGCAAAATATTTCCAATTTGGATTTTGTGCAACATCAAAATAATAATCCAACAACTCATAGCATTCTGGCAACCCATAAGATTCCACTAATGCATCTGCAGACCATTGCTCTACATTTAAATTTAGTTGTGGCTTTTGCTCATACCTTTGAGTATGTAGTTTTGAATAGCGACTAAGCAAAGCCATACGGTCTTTGCGTTCAGCCATTATTCTTCCATTTCTGCTTTTGCTTCGGCTACTTTTTCAGTTAACTTATCTTCTACAAATTTATAAACTCGCTCAAAAGCATCATTAGTATTTTCGCCCTCACGCTTATTATCATTAACTGTTAAATCAATACGTAATGATTGGAAGTTTCCTAGATTAAGCGTATAGCCTAAAGTAACCCCAACTCGTGTATCTTCGTTTTGCATTTCATACCCTTCTAGTATTAAATAGATTCAGACCATACTGGAATAAATCTACCGTCTTCAGTTCTCGTATATGTTAGTATACCATCGCCCATTCGTCTTGTCAATTCTTGTGGACTTGGTGTAATATCATTTGTTATTAATTTGTCTTTTCTTGGTCTACCAATATGGTATGTAGCCAGTATATCACGAATTGCCCAAACCTGCGATTCAGAATAATATGACCTTACTTGCCAACCTCTTGCCCCACCTTTTTGAGATCCAGTAGGAAAAGGAATAATTCCACGCTTCATTAATGATGGCATATATTTTTTATGTCTATTAACTAAATCAGCAGTTTCACCTACTGTGTATGCCCGTTCTCTTTTATTTTTAAAATCATTAATTAAACAACTTTCAATTCTGTCTTGTGTAATATTATAAACAGACATTATTCCATTAGATCTATTTAAATGATGAATTCTTACAAGATCTCCATTTAAAAACCAAACTTTTTTATTTCCAGGTATTACGGATGCCTGATTATACTCATCGCTATTGCGATAACCTTTTCTATCTGCCATAATGATTAGTTTGGTATACCAACAATAATTAAATTAACAGCAACTGACAAATCTCCAGTTGTATTAAATCTTACAATACCTTCAACCTTTGATGTGGTAATTGATTTTAAAACTACTGATACATCTTTACCAGCATCTGTTCCACCAATGTTAATTGGGGTAGCAGTAACTACTGGAGCATACTTAAAGTCAGTTGGAAAACTATATGAGAATGATGTTTCAGATCCCTTGCTTCTTGTAGAACTACTTACTACGTCAAGGTATCCTCCAATAATTCTTGCCTCTGATGCTTTGACATTTTGTCTACCTACACCAGGTGCATCTACTGAAACATATTTGTTTGATGATGGAGAAATCTGTGTAGATAAATCATTGACTGCACTTGCAAGCGAATAGATATAAGAAACATCTAACGGTTGACCTCGTTCTGGTAGTGGTATTTTTGCCATAGTATCTCCTTATCTAATTATACCAAAGACTCTGTAGCAGAGTAAATGGTTAATAAACTATTTCTTTCCTTTTTATAACTTTCTAATTGCACCGCTATACTAATTGTTGATCCAGTTGGCTTAAGGAATGAAAAATTATGTGTATATGATGTACCATAATATATATAACTTCCGTTATCAACCTTAACAAAAATATCATATGCTTCTCTATCTTGTGATTCATCTGAATCTTCCCATACGACATTAACAGTTTTAGTAGTAATATCAATTGCACCAGTTACTTGTGACGGTGTTTGTGAAATTAAATGATATCTTGGAGACCAATGAGAAACTCTATTTTTATCTTCAGAAACAATCCTATATCTTACCATGATACTATTATCTTGACCTAATGGTGGTAGATCACTTTTTTTAATTATTATTTTTTTAATTCCAGCATCAGCCATTATTGCACATCCAGAGCAAACCTAAACTCAATATAGTTTGTTGTATTTGCAGCCTTAACAATTGTTTCAGCATTTGTATTTTTAATAACAGAGTATCCAGTCATTCCGTACAATGGATTTGATGTACTATTATTTTCTAATCTAATTGCATCTAAACAAATATAAAAATCTTCGGATGGATTATTATCAATAATAGCACAGGCATAAATTTTTACAACATCAACCATACTCCAAGTAAATCCTGTACTCTTATATAATTCTTGTAATTGTTTTGTTGCAACAACATATCTATTATTTTCAAAATCCTGTTCTCCTGTTGCAGTTCCATTATTCAGAACTACCTCAAACCTTGACCATTCCCCTGTATTGTGAACATCGCTAGATGCAAACTCAACTAATAGTCTGACTTCATCTGGAACAGTTGTTGCTTCGCCATCTTTATTAATCACAGTAAAGGCAAGTTTGATTTCATCAGTTGGTGCATTCTTATTAAAATCTAGAATTGCTCCCGTTAAATGAATGTGCTCTGATCCTGATCCTACAACAAGATGGCTATTTGAATCTAATGTTAGAGATGAAGAATTACCCTTCATTGCAATAATATTATTAAAGAATCTACATCTTTCATATCTAGATAATCTTTCTGTATTTGTAAAAATACGATTATCTGCGTTTGTTTGAAATACTGAATAGGTTTGATTGATGACATTGTTCTGATCTTCGCCATCTAGAGGCTCATAGACGATAGGAATAGATGTTGAAACTAATGGTGTATGATGTTCCCAGTTTTCATCTTGGGTAAATGCATAAATAGATTTACTATCATATGCTCCTGCTGCTGCATTTGCTCCCGCAGAAAAAACACCAACTTCAGAAATCTCATACCTTTCTTCGCTTGGCAACTCTGCAGTTAAAACTATTTTATCTATTCCATCTTCATTTACATAACCTCTAGAAATAATAGGAACTCTAAACATTTCAAAGTCTAGTCTATTTTTACTAGAGTAATCGCCAAAGGCAGTAGCAGGATTAAGAGGCTTTTTCCCACACCCAATAGCAAGATATGATGCGTAGGCTGGTGCCTGCCCAATCAAGTATTTGGCCAATATATTTTTACCAGTATTAGTTATCATTATTCATTCACCACATATATTGTATCATTAAACGATTGCCCATTTGATAATAGTTGGACTTCTACCTGCTCTTCATCTTCCATATTGATTAACTCTATGATAAGATCGCCTGTAGTCTGGTCTATATATACAAACCTACAGTCTGGACCATTGCCACAGGTAGGAATTTTTGATGATAGTTTGATAGGAAACTTTTTAAAATATTCTTCAGACGTATTTTGTAATGCCAAAATATTTTGTGGATTATACTGAAAATATAAACTAGTTAAATTTTTAATTGGTTGATAAATAACATTTTGACCATTCACAATATCTGTTCGTGCAATATTAATTAATTCTTGACCACCAATATTTTCAAAAATAAGGTCTGTCATTAATTCAATTGATACTGCCTCATCTTCAATAATGATCTCTGGTGTTGCTGGTTTTACACTGCTTGTGGTTGCCATATTTGGATTATTGGCAGCAGATGCAAAACTAAGGCTTGGCGGAATTGGTGTAATATCTGACATTAGATTACCTCACTTAAATATACTTGCATATTTGGACCATCTGAATTTCTAGAATAATTAATATCATAAACTATATATCTAGAATTAGAAACTATTTCTACATTTTCATTATCTTTATAAGATACTTCAACAATATCTCCTAGTTGTAGTGTTGGCATTGCAAATATATTTATACCAATAGATTTGCGTGGTTTCATAATTTTAGAAATAATCCATGACATAATTTCTTGTGCGTCATCATAGGATTGAATATATGGTGTTGTAAGAGAAAAATCTTTTTTGCCATATGTCATTCTACTAACTTTAATATCATCATATTGAAGATCATACTTCAATGGTGATTTTACCAATGTGTTACCAGATATGACTGGATTCGAAAAATCACTATTCTTTGAAAAATATTCATCTACGCTATATTCATGATTTGATTCTTGCGTAAATGTAATACCCTGAATTCTTAAATAGTTTCCACTACTTGCATCTAAACTTAATATAGTATCTGTGGCATTAAATACTAAAAACTCTGCACCATAAGATCCCGCTCTAAATCCAGAAACAGTATATCCTTTAATCCTATTAAAGGTTGGAGAAATTTGTGCATATAGTGCTGGATAAGCCTTATCGTATCTAATATTAAAGTATGCTGCTTCTCTCATAATAGTTCCAAATTCTTCAAAATACATATTGTATTTCGGTGGTTCAGACGGACTGATTCCACTTAGATATGTTCTTTGAACTATTCCGCTCATTGCATATTTTCTAAATGATTCGTTTGCATCAATTTCAGAATCGCTAATTGCTGACATGGTTGGGGTATCCAAAGCAAATGTTGTATTCTGGCTATAGTTATTTGTAAGCGCATAAATATGCTCAAACATACATCTTGCAGAGCCACGAACAAATAATGCCATATTGTTATATATTGGAAGTGGATCTGGATCATCTACAACAGCAACTACTTTATTATTTATAAATAAATAAAATCTTCTTAGGTTTCCAATATTCTCATACTCAACTGCAAGGTCATATACTGTAGGATTTTCTTCTCCCACCATTCTGTATTGTCCAGTAAAGTTTCCATCATCTACAATAATATTTGATAGGCCACCCCAAAGTTTAACTGGAATTGCATCTCCTTGTTTAATCGTTGTATCTTCAACATCTGCAGAACTTCTCATAACTTTATAAAAAATAATATTGTGTAAATTTGCTGCTGAAGAATTATAATTGCCAATATTATTTTCTGTTAAAGCGGTAATCTCAAAATAATAACCAACATTTGTATTTGGATTTAACATAACAGCAATACCGCCAGAACCACCACTGATATTAATATTTTGATCTGGTGTGTTTCCCGTTACTACGAAATATGTTGTAGATCCAATTGGAGTTTGACCACGATTTTCATTATTTTCAATTTTACCAACAATTCTCATTCGTGTACCAAAATGTTTAAACCTATTGTCTAATGGCTTATTAACATATGAAATAAAATTAATTCCATTATCTGTAGTTGTAAATGCTGGTCCATTCATGACCAGTGCAGATGATTGTATTGTTCCAGACTGTACTGATTGACTTGAATTAACACCAGTCTCTGTTCCATATGATAATGATAAAAAGTTTTTAATTGTTCCTAATCTAGTAGTTTGCTTTGCCAAATCATTATTAACACCAGCAGGTCCTGTATCTAAATTTAAAGTTAGTGTAGTGGCATTTAAATCTTCTGTTGATGCCAAAGAAAATAAAAATTCTGATTTCATCATGCATCCACGAACATTGGTATTGTCTGACCAGTATGTTCCAAGTCCTGCTTCATGTGATACTATCGCTGTTCCAAATTGACCTCTGCCATGTTTTTCAACTACTCCATTTTTAAGTCTAACAATATCATTTACCGTTTCATAGTATGGCTGGCAATAAATTCTAACTAATCCAGTAGGGTACATCTTGCCATTATGTCTTAACTTGGCAAAATAGTTCTGGTAATCTTGTACGCTTGTAATCCACACATTTCCATAATCTGTCACGCTATACTGGACAGCATCATACTTAATAATTTCTGAGTTTGCATAAAAATATCCATTGTATCTAGATATCCAATAAATACCTTCGCCCAAATCCATTGTATTATTTACTATTTGATTATTTATAACAGTTGGCAAACTAGATGATAAAGATGAGTTTAATGGAATTGCACTTAAGACATAGTCAGACTGTTTTCCAGATTGATCGTTAATAGACTTAGTATTTTCTGTTCCCTCTACTTCCCAGAGTAGGGCTGGCTTATATACCCAAGTTTTTTCTCTATCTATTAAACTTGACTGACGCAATGATCCATATGTTTTTTGAATGTATCTAGTATTATAATTAATTACTCCATCGTTAAATACATCTGTATTTGCAGAAGCAATATTAATAATATTGGCTAATTTATTATTTGATGATTTATTTTCAACTACTCCAATATCTTCAAAATCTTTAGTTCCATAAAGAATCATATCTGTTGCTCTATCAGTAACTGATGGCATAATATAATTTTTACTCATCATAACAAAATTGTTATACTCATCAAAGAACATGGCAGTTTGTGTAGATCTTGCAATATCATTTAATACTTGTGCAATGTTCGTATCTGGTGGAATAAAGAAATATGGAATAGTCATTTCATTTTCGTTAGATGTTCTTTTATAAACATAATTAGAAAATCCTATTGAATCTAATAATAAAGATATTGCATAACTTACAGTTACATTTGTTGCTAATATTTGTGGGGCAGTTAAAGATTCAAAATAAAAAAACATATCTTTTAATTGTAAATCTACAGTTCTATCTCTAAAATTACTAGATGGGAATCCGTCAAGATACATTGTTTTGATTGGAACAAAGTAATCATATCCATCAACATTTACAATGATTTCATAAAATTTAACCTGAATATTTTTATTAATATAGTTAGCAACAATGCTGCTTGTATTATTTTCATTTAAAGATTGGTCATAATCAAATATTTTAAGGCTTCCTGTAGAGGAAAGTAATTGGCCTACTGGTAAACCAGATACTCCTAAATCTGATCCAACCTTATTAATTTCATAGGAAATGGTTCTGTCTGAAAAATCAACACAAAGTCTTGGTGATAACTCAATAAGATCGAGAGTAGAGTTTATTTTGTTCATTGTTTCAGCAACTACACGTAAACCATTGATAAACTGAAATTCCCTATATGTATTTGTTCCATCAGCAGTATTAGTAAATTTAATAGGATCTGTTAAATCAGTAACAAAGTTTGTTAATCTATCTACAGTCTCTTCTTCTAGGCTCCAGCCATATTGCGGTATAAAAGTTTGCCATTCATCATTAAACCATATATGATATTGACCAATATCTGTATTTGATTGTTTTACTAAATATGCATATCCGTTTATAGATTTTTCTGGCAACAGTGTGGCCGATGTATATTCTTCTGCTCTAACAAACACATCTCTATATTTTTCTGGTACTTGTAATCCATATCCAATTTCTACATACCCGTCTGATTTTATTATCGACGTTCCATCTTTTCTTTTTGATGATTGATTAAATGAAATTAAATCTACCCAGTTATCTTGATCATTTAAATATTGTATTTTCCATCTTGTTGGTGTTTTCTTATTTGAATCTCCATAAAATGGATCTGAAAAATTGCCACTAGAATTTGAAAAAGGTCCTAGATCAATGTCTCCTACATGTGTCTGCATTTTAACAATAACTCTGTTTGCTGGAACTGCTTCTTTATAAACAACATAAGGGGCAGCATCATCTATATAATTTTGTCCATTAATTGTTTTATTAGCAATTCCATACTCTATACCATTTTCAGTTCTATAAGAACTCCAATATTTAAACACATCATCCTTGTCTGGCATGTAATATCTTGGTCTTTGAAACATATTTACATTTGAATCATGTATAAATGAGTTACTGATATATGATGCTTTATTTATTCCAGATCTTGGTCTAAATCTTTTAAAACAATCTTCTAAAGAATATAACAACTTAGTTTTTTCTTTATTTGAAACAAATGACATTGGAGTATTTAAATCATCTACACCACCATCAATTTTAATATCAGCATCAGTAGCGTTAGTATAATAGTTTCCACTATCATTAATATCAAAGGTGTCTGGCAAAATTTTATATTTTAAATCTGAATCAAGTGGTCTGTATCTATAGTTGCCAATTTGTTTAATGTTTTCATAAATATTCATATTCCATTCTGCAATCACCGCAGATTGTAATTTGACTGTAGAAGATTCTTCTAGATGGGTTTGTAGTGCCTCATTGTCAAACACTTTAAACCTCTTCCAGGGTTACAGAGATATCCCAAAAATCATGATTTGATCCACCACGTTTAACAACATTATATGTAAAACTACTAAAATACATTTCTATAATTTCATTATATTGAGCAAGATGTCCATAAGCAGCCTCATCTTTACCAAAATTAGAATACTTATCGTATGCAAGATATACCCAGAAAGAACCCTTATGATTTTCATACCAGTCTAGCATCTCTACTCCACCTGCTCCACCGTCTGTTGTGTATTCTGCATCAACCATTCCTGGCATACCCCGACTTCCAGAAAATTCAGATTTTCCAGTGGTAGGATTAAAATCTGCAGGAATATAGAATGATCTAGATGGAAGCATTTGCCAAGATACATCAATAGTAATCTTATCTGCAATATGATATGACCTCATACGACCATTAATCATTCTTTCTCTTTTTTCAATTCTGTTTGGTCTAAAATTAATATTTCCACGATTATCATCAGATAGGATAATAAATTGGTCAAACAAGGATTCGTCTGTCTCTGAGCCATGGGTTGCCCCTATTTCAAAGCCATTTGGCACGTAGAGCCCGTTTACGAGTGTTCCAGGGTTATCTGCCCAAAGCATTGCTTGTGGACGCTGATACTTCCTTCTACCCTGCATATATCCAACGGTAGCCATTATAATCTATTCCCCCTGATTTTCATAGATTCAACTTGACGAATCTTACTCATAACCACATTTGCAATCTGATCTGGATTAGAGTTAGACTGAACATTTACGGTTAGATCATAATTATACACTGAGCCAGGCTCGTAGGTACCATTATTAATAGCCTTAAGATTATCTAAGCCAAAATCATTAACTGCATATCTTCTTACAATAAATTCTCCAGGAGTTAACATTGCTGGTACTGTATCTGTACCCATTGCTTTTCCACCCCAGGCAAATCGCTTTGGAATAATACCACCACGAGCACGATTAAATCCCATAGAATCTAAAATTCTCTGTTGTAATGGATCTTTATAACCAGCAGATGGATTTTGTTTTTTGGCATTTGCTGCTGCTGCATCAATACTCTTTTGTAAACTAGTGACTCCTGTTGCTAATTTATCTGTTGCAGCATTTTGTCTATCATATTGATCTCTTAAAAATTGTCCAGCAGTAATACCACCACTTTTTGTTGCACCTGAAACATTCATATCTTGTGCAAACTTTTTTGCTTTAGATGCCATATTATTTGCTATATCGCCTAAGTCTTCAAAATGTAATTTAATTCCTGTAGGAATAGTTCCAGATGGAAGTTCTATACCATTAATTCTTCCATATGGAGCACCTGGAGTAAAATCTTTATTATCTTTTGATGATTTAGGAGTAATAGGTGTTTTTGGCGTTTGCTTAATTAAACCTGGATCTTCATCATTCCTAGGATTTTTACCCCAGAAATCCCATGGATCTGGATTATCTCCGCCGCCGCCTCCGCCGCCGCCTCCGCCGCCGCCTCCGCCGCCGCCACCACCTGCTGGTGGATTATTTCCATTTACATTAGTAGTAACAATTACATGTTCAGTTACTACACGCTTAGGAATATTATTCCAATATTTAACAATATCTTCAACAATATCAAGTGCTGCTTGCATTGCTTCTTTATATGCCTCACTTGATGTTTTTGCTATATCAATTTTATTCTTTACTGCTTCCCATTCTGTACGTGTTTTACCAAGAATTGTTAATGACTCAATTGCATCTGCTTGTATTTTTTCAGCAATTCGTAATCTTTCTCTTGCTGGCTCTAATTGTTCTTCTTCAATTTTTGCAATTTGTTCTTGAAGATTTTTAACTTTTTCTTCAATTTGAACTCTTGTAAATCCCTGACTATTTCTAACATTAGCCAATGCATTTTCTTTTGCTTGATCTAATGCTGTTCTTTGATCGTCTAAAGCATTTTGTGCTGCTTGTGCCCTCATATCTTGAGCAGCCTTTGCTGCTGCAGCAATATCACCCTGTGATAAAGCATCTGCAAGTGTTAATTGAGATTTTTGTTGTGCACTAATTCTTGAGTTAATTTTTTGAACTTGTTCTAATGTTTTAACTTTTAGGTCGTACGCATCATTAATATCTTTTTCTTGTTTTTCAATTTCTTCTAATCCGTATTGCCAATCATCAATTTGATATTGTAATAGTGAAACTTGATCTTCATATTTTCTAATATTGGTAGCATCTGCCTGAAGATTAAATTCAAGAATTGGTTCGCCTTTTTCATTAGTAAATACAGGAGTTCCCTTATATAAATCTTGTAGAGCCTGATTAACAACATTTGTTTTACTTAAATTTTTACCTAATTGAAAATCTAACTGAATTTGTTTTTCTTTAGCATCGAATGCTTCCATTGCTTTGTTAAATCCATCATCAAATACATTTTGCATATAACCAATGGTTTGCTTAAGTTGGCTAAGTCTAGTATTGAAAGCATCAATGATTCT